TTCTGCCATATCTAATTTTTCAATTAGTGACATATACTTATCGAGATCTATTTCGACTTCATTTCGACTGTTGTCTTGTGATTCTGCCATTTCTATTACCTCTATATTGCATCAGAACTTTCTCTGTTGCTGACGTTCTTTTTCCGCTTCTAACCACTCTAGTAACATTTCAACGTACATATCTCGTTCAAACGGAAACATATTCTCTAACTCCGTTACAGAATATTTATGGTGTTGCACCATATTAAACATCAATTGGTAATAGTTGCCTAGGTCAGTGTGACTTAGGCAAATGTAAAAAAATCGTAGATACCTCTAAGAGTTTTCTTTTTACTAACACCGTCTGCATCATAAATTATATCGTGCTCTACCTGTGGTACATTCTGCATGAAGTTACTTATTTCTGCTAAATTTTTAGATGTTAATGATTCTACAAAATCCTTTTGCTCTTTCTCAGAGTAATCGTCAAATATAAAAACATCTTCATCATTGTAAATAGATTCAATACATTTACCAATCAAGTCAAATAAAAACTCAGTTGGTTGTGCTGCATCTATTTGCATTTCACTTAAAACACCAAATTTAGGATATCTCAATTTAATTTGATATTCATCATTCAATTTAATATTTGGATCTTCAGCTCGATCCATATTTATTTCTACATTCTCTAAATCTACTTCTGTATCATAATATGTCTCTTCACCATCCTTTTCATCTTTTACCTTGAGCTTAACGATGTTGTTCACACTAATTGATCTTAACTTTAAAAACAAAAAGTCTACCTCAAAGGCAGGTAAGCTTTCTATTTTAGTATCGTCTTGAATACAGTTAGCTAGAACTTGATTGATAGCTTTTGAAATTTCCGCACTCTCCTGACTGGATTGGGCGAACAATAATATTTTTTCTTCTTTAACCGTATACGGTCTTAAAGATACACTCTTCTTCGTAAATGGAAGTTTAACATCTACACTCGGAGCGTCAATTTTAGGCAATCCCATAATAATTCTCCATTATTAATCAAATAAAGACCCGAGAGTCTTCGCATTATTTACAACCTGTATTGCATCTTGTACATTACGAGGTTTCTTAATCGTCTTAGCGATTTCATAAGCACCTTTCATTTTGGATAGGAACTGGAATAGATTTAATCTACCTTCTGGATCTGCAGTAGTAACAGGATCTCCCATACTTGCATTCCATGCTCTATAAGTAAACTGAACGGTTACTTCTAGAATCTCATCAGTTTGTTTCCAACCTAAAGCTGCTTCCGGTATAACTTGTGGCCATGCATCATACAAATGCCAATTCATTATACCACCTTTTGCTTTTGGTTCAGCATCGGAATCATCATTCTTCTTACCACGACCTTTATCACCAAACATAGTGATATCTATATCGCAGATATAATCATCATAATATCCAACCTCACCAAAAAAACCACCACCAGGATCTGTAGAAAATTCACCTTCATCTAATTGTTTAGCCATAACTAAATTAGACCATTTATAAAGGAAATCATAAACCATTCCTTTACCGTCCATCATGAAGGTAATATTAATCGGAGGGAATATAGCTCCCTTCGCTCTTCTTTCTAAAGGTCCAAAACCTTGTCGTTGAATCTCTGCTATATCAAATGATATACCACCAACGTTAACTGCATTAGCAAACAACGTAAGTGATTCAGGATCATCTGTTATTTGCTTCTGGCCTTTGGTTTGTTTAGTAAAAGTAACCAAAAAGGTATCTGGGCGCATAAACCCATGTTCTGATACCGCCGATTTTAAATCGTTTACATTAAAAGCCATTATTGAAACAGTTCTCTACTTTTCATCCAGATTTTATTTCTTGATGCGCCTCTAAATCTTTCTATAGGCAACATAATTGCGAGGTCCCATTCTGCTGGATGTATTTTTATAAATCGACCTCTGACATTATTATTTATATAACGCTTTATACAGGGTGTGTGTAGCTCTTTACCACCGAATCTTCGTATCAATTTATGCCATGTTAAAGTTTGTAATCTATAATTAGTATTCATTACATCATCGCTATTTCTAAAGCGATACATTCTATCCAATAGTTGTGCTCTAAATTCATAAGGTAAATAATGAAAATTAATACCTTCAAACCAACCTCCTGAGTGTTGGTTTAATAACATTATTAAAGGAAATCTATCGTGATAAGGTTGTTTTGGTGTTAAATATTCTTTTGGTCTGTATTGAAATAGATACATTTCTCCAGGTCGCCAGAAATAAGCTACTTTCTTAGCGCCAGGTCGAGTCATTAATCTATCTGGTCGCACATCTTTTAATTGTGCAGCTTTATCCCTAAACCATTCTTTGGCTTCTTGAGTTTGACCGGGTTGAAAGCCTTCTTCTATACCTTCTTTTAATAATCTTTGAAATAAAAAGCGTTTAGCCATACTTAATTCCTAATTCCTTCTCGGTCATTAATTTAAAATCCCATTTTCTATCTTTACAAAAAGCAGTTGCTGCTTTCCACTTAGCTTCATTAATACCATAACGTTTAACCTCTGCAAGATATTTCTTAGTAGGTTTCTTATGTTTTAATTTGGGTGGTACGCATTGTTCAGAGGGCTTAACCTCGATAACTGTTTCTTTTAATTTACCATCTACTCTACGTTTCACGTAAAAGTCTGGATAATAGCGATGCATTCTACCGTCTATAGGACTTCTATAAGGTATAGAAATCTCTTCAGAAGCCCATCCTAAAACATCTGGATGCTTATCTAAATAAATCATTAACCTGCATTCCCATAAGGAACGATAAATAATATTAGTAGGGTTACCTAAATACTTATAGGAATTAACAGGTTTAAACTTCCCTTTGTAACTCATATAAATATTTATCGAGAAAAGTAATTATGGCTAAAGGTAAAGCATCAAGACATACGTTCGTGCCCGTTCAAGAGGTAGTGAGACGTAGTAAAGACAATATGACTCGCGAGAGTATGTCATTCCCTTCGGATGTAGGAACGCATTCGTTTAATATGGCATTCAAAGAATATTCATTTACCGGAACTAATCAACAAGAAACCACTAAATTTGATATTACATTACCTCTACCTAAAGAACTAAGAGATATGTATCAGGTTAACTTTGCCAATAAGGAATTAGGTTCTATGATTGGTCAATTAACAGAAACGTTAGTTGATTTTGATAGTGCTGACGCTATTGAATCATTAACCACAGATTTTAAAGTCTTTAATGATAGTAACGAACAAACAGAAGATAAAGTAGCTGCTGGTGCAGCTATGACTGGTAGAGCCGCACAAGCACCTTTCGTAGCATCGTTAGCTAGTAAGAGTAAAGCATTAAAGGCATTAACTGGTGCTGCAGCTACATTAGGATTAAATAGTGTTGAAGATGCTATTGGTGTAGGAACTGGAACTGCTGTCAACCCAGTTGAAGCTGCTGTATTACAAGGTGTATCATTAAGAAGACATCAATTCTCATGGACATTATCTCCTAGAAATAGAGACGAAGGCACAACGTTACATAATATTATCAAAAAATTAAGAAAAGATATGCACCCTTCTTTTCTTGGTATGGATGCAGGCGCAGAAGGTAACTTCATGTTTAAATATCCTCAAGCTGTAGATATTATGATTGATGGAGATGTAGAAGGCGATAGATTTAGATTTAAACCTTGTGTGATAACAGAAATGAATGCAGACTATGGTGCTGGCGGAACAGCTTTCTTTAAAGAAACTGGTGCTCCTGTTGTTACTACTCTTAATTTAAGCTTTATGGAAATCGATATCATCACTCAAGAGGATTTTGAATAATGAATTATTTTGAGCAATATCCTTTAATGGAATATGATGGTTTACAAATGCGTAATATACTACGTAAAGTAGTTATAAGAGATATTGTAAAAGAAGATGCGTTAGCATTTTTACCTTATACGGTTAGTGATGTAGATAAACCTTGGACATTAGCATATGATTATTATGGATCCGTAGATAGAATGTGGTTAGTATTGTTATCTAATAATATTATAGATCCTGTTTATGATTGGTATATGGATACTAGATCATTTGAAAGCTTTATGAAAAAGAAATACGGTTCTATAGAAACAGCTCAATCTACAATATTACATTATAAAGACTCAGACGGAAATTTATACTCAAAAGATACCGCGACGATCAATTCTACCGGACTCACAGCAGTATATGCTTATGATTATGAAGATGAACAGAATGAAGCTAAAAGAAACGTAATGTTGTTGGAAAGAGCATATGCTAAACAAGCCGAAAAGAATTTGAGGGATCTTTTGAAAAATGAGTGATAAAACATTTCAATCTCCAGGCACAAAAGGTATAGAGGAAATATGGATCCTAAGTCCACACTCTAACCAAGTTAAGTCTGTTGCTACTCAATTACAATCTTTAACTATTACAGAAAGTATTGATAAAAGATCTATGCAAGGCACATTAACGTTAAATGATGTATCTGATGTTTTAAATGAACAAGGTTATCAAGGTGCTGAATGGATAGGTATTTCCTGGAAGTCAGAAAGTTATCTTGATGAAGAACATCCAGACAGAACTCATCTTTTTAGAATATCCTCTATAACTAATATTACACCCAATACACAGAACACTGCTAAACAATATAACATTTCATTTATGTCAGAAGCAGAGTTTGCATGCACATTTGCAGACAGTGTATCACAATACTATGCTAAGCCAGTTAATGAAATAGTTCAAGATGTTTGGGATACATTTGTTGGTGAAACAAAAGAAAAAATTATAGATACAGAAGCTGGCGATAAGATAAACATAGATGAGACAGAAGGATCAGCTCATGTTATTGTTCCTAGAAAAGCACCTTTAGATGCTATCGAATTTTTAGCTGCATTCGCATATAAAGCAGACAGCTCAAGCACATATATGTTTTTCCAAAATGCGGATGGATATAATTTTAGATTATTAGATAAACTATTTAAAGATGGAATAGATGAAATACCAGAGGATGAAAAATATAACTATGGAGCATTTGAAGCAACATCAATAAGTGGTAGAGCAAATTATAATATGACTCGATTCACACAACTGCAAAGAAACAATTTATGGCAATTAGCTGATAAAGGTAAATTGCATAATCAAGTAGTTGAAATAGATTTTGTTACTCAATCAGTAAATGTTAATACAGTAAATGTAGCAGAAGAAATGGGTTCATATTCAGAATATAAATTTAATAAACCATTAAATTCAGATGACAAATATTTTGGTGAGAAATATAATCAAGATCCTACTGAATCTAATTACATATACGCAGATGGTCTTTCTCATTATATGAATAGACCAGATATGTTACCACGTAAATGGGCATTTATGGATTTAATGTATAATAATATGATTGGATTTACTGTGCCAGGTAATAGTAGATTATCAGCAGGTAAAGTAATAGATGTTAAAATTGGTACTCAAGATAACACAACCGAAACAAATGATGGTTCGGTAGAAATTGTAGATGATCCAGTTTTATCAGGACATTATATTATAAAAGATATAATACACACATTTATACCTAATCAATATCAATGTAATATTATAGCATGTAGACCAGGACCTGGATCCGGAGATTATAATGGCAAGTAAGAGTGAAGTGAAATATGAAAGATTTCAATGGCACATGGGTGTCGTTGAAGATAGAGATGATCCTGTTAAATTAGGAAGAGTCAAAGTAAGATTCTTTGGAGTTCATCCAGAAGATAAAAGTAAAGTTCCAACAGAGAGCTTACCATGGGCAACGGTATTGTCAAATGCTTCTCATGGTTCTAGATCTGGTGTTGGTGGACCAGCAGTAGGTATAGTTCCAGGAACTTGGGTAATAGGTTTCTTTATTGATGAGACAGCTTATCAAAAACCTTTTATTATAGGATCCTTTCCAGGAATACCAGTAGCAAAAGCTGATGGCACATTAGGATTTAATGATCCAA